CCTTGCGCGACGAGCGCTTCCAGCTCGGTGATCTTCGCCAGCGATGCATCGGTCTCGCTGGCGACTTCTTGCAGCAGGGTGTGAATGCCCTGCAGTGTTTCGAGCACTTCCTCTTTCGTGGCCATGATCAATTCCTTCAATTCGTTGAGACGCAGATTCAATTTTTCGTACAACACTTTCCCCCCCAATTCATAGAACCAATCCGACAAACTCATGGTGCTGTCCTTCGACGTTGAGCGGCGGCAAGTACGTTGTCCTTTTCCTTGTCGCCACGCGAGCTGCCGAATTCGAAATCGAATGCCGTGCCGATATTGCGTGCAAACATTCCACCCACAGCAATCAAGAAGCCACCCGCTGCCGTGTTGCCATCGACCGCGCCGAGCGACAGCAGCGCGGCGATGAGGATCACCGCCAGGAAGGCGAGCCCGACCATGATGTCCGCGCGTGGATTGCGCTGCTCGGTGTGGCGACGCTCGACGGCCGGCGGCTCGTGTTCGCTCATGGCTCTGTCCTTTCACTCATCGATGTCCTGCGAGGTCTTCATGCGCAGGCGCAGGCGAGCGCCTTTGTTGAGCACCTCCACCACACCGGCGGCCCACGTCTTGGGACCACCCTTGCCCGCGATCAGCGCGTGCTTGTTCGCGCCTTGCAGCAGCGGCTCGTAGCCACGGCTGAGCACGCGCGCGTGAAACGGCTGCTCCATGATCGAGGCGCCATCGAGCGCATGCTCCTCGATGTACACCAGGGCCGTGAGCAGCCGCTCGTGAAGCCGCCGGCCTTCACATAGCTGCACGACCAGCGGGAACACGCGCAGCAGCAGCTCGCGCTTGCTGAGCATCAGGCGGCGCATCGCCGCGATGCACTGCACACTGCCGGCCGCCCCGCTCTCGCCCACATGCAGGTTGTGCTGCTGCAGCAGCTCGTTGACAGCCAGGGCAAGCGGCTCGTCGTACAGCAAGCCGGCCTTGTGGCGCGTGGCCACGCCCACCAGCCTGCGCGCGTTGTTGCTGACCACGAAGGCCTCGGCCTCGGCCGAAAGCGTCGCAGCCTCGTAGATCATGCACGGCACCGTGTTGACGTCCGAACGCTTCATCGCCCCGGCCAGACGGTGCATGCCGTCGAAGACCCAGAACTGACCGTCGCGATGAATCACCGACAGCGTGCCGAACGCCGCCCACATGAAGCTCTGCGCGATGCCGTTGGCGCGGTCGTTGTCCAGCCCGCGCTGGTAGGCCTCGTTCACCTTGAGGATGTTCTTCTTCAACATCGAGAAGCGCCCCGGGGCGTCCTTCATCCGCCAGCCGAACTTGTCGACCTTGCTCATCGTCCCTCTGTTGGGCAGGTCCACGGTGTCCGATAGCAGTCCGTTCACGGTTGCCGTGTGCATGTCGTTCTCCGTTCTCGTTGCGAGCGATGTGCGCCGCTCGCTTGCGCGTTTCACTCGATGGCCTGCTGTTGGCGGATCCACTCACGAACAACGCGCGCAGGCCACCTGACCAAGCGCGGCCCGATGCGTATCGGCTGGGGGAAGGTGCCCGCTGCAACCCAGCGGTCAAATGTCGCCTCGGACACACCGAGCAACCCTTGCCGCCCCTTCGTGTCGCACAGGTCGGTGCGCCTGAACAGTCGCAGGTCATCCATCGCGCTCATTCCATTGCCTCCAGCACGTACTGCGCGCCCACCACGGGCTCGCCGAACTCGATGCGCACCGACCACGGCCCGCGCAGCTGCGCGTAGCGGTAGCGCACCTGCATGCGCTCGCGGTCGTCCACGCCGATCCACTTGGCCACCGCGTCGCGCACGTTCTTCAGCGAGCTGACGAGGTTGTCATCGTCCAGGCCGCCGCTGGGCGCCACACGGGTGAGCAGCACGCTGCACGGCACACGCGGGCGCTGGGCCGTCTTGAGCATCCAGCCCACCGCCTCCTGCTCGCGCTTGTTGCGACCGTTGCGGCTGCGCCAGTGCTCGTGCTGGTTCATGCCCCGACCCGTGCGAAGCGGCACGACGATCACGACGGCTCCCCTGGCGCCAGCTCATCGGGCGGCACCCGTCGCAACACCCCCACCATCCACGACGGCGGCGTCGCGATGTCATGCCCCGTCGGGCGCCACAGGTGCAGGCAGTGCGCGTGGTTGTTGACGTACTCACCCTCGGGCGGGTGGAACTGCACCACGCAGTCGCTCTCGTCCCAGAACAGCGCCTTGATGAAGCACATCTCGTCCCACGTCGGACAGCGCGTGGGCAGGCTCACGCTCACATGCTCCCACCCATGCTCGTCGCTCGCGATCACCGCCAGCGGCAGCTCGCGCAGCCCCCTGCGTGCGGCACGGTTGGGCACCATGAACGCCCCGTTGTTGCCGTAGCCGTCGTCGCTGCGCAGCGCACCCGCGCGAATGCGGAACTGGTTCGGAACATGGAAGCTCATCGCTGCCTCCGTCCCATCTCGAAGGCCTCGACCACCAGAATCGCGATGGCGCGCGCCACGTCATCACGCCCAGGCGGCCACTTCGCCACCTCGCGCGCCATGTCCATGTCGAGCAGGCTCACCGTGCCATCACGACTGACACGCGCCCACTCGCGAGCCTCATGCTGCACGGTCACGCAGCACCGGTTGATGTCCATGTAGTTCATGGTCTGCGCTCCTCGTCAGGTACCACCGGCATGCGCTCCTCCATGAGGTACGCCACCCAGTCCACATGCCGGCGCATGCGCGTGCACTCCTCGCGGTAGTGCCTCGACTCAGCCATCAGCCACTGCACCACGTCGAGCAGCTCCGCTCGCGTGAGCGTGCGCACATCGCGGCCCTGCCACATCGTCACCATCGGCGTGTTCATGGCGGCAGTCCTCAGTACAGCGTCTCGCCATCACCGAGCAGCTCGGAGTGACAGTCCCGCGCGACGTTCAGGCAGTTGTTCACCCACCGCGCCATCACGTCCGGTCGCCACCCGTTCCACCAGTCCCCATGGAACGTGTACCCCGCAGGCACCGCCGGGTTCATGTCCGACGACAGCCGCCAGTACTTCAACGCCTCCGGGTCCACCACCCGGTAGCGCCAGTTGAACTCCACCTTCGGAATGGCATGCGGGTGCGAGGCAGGACAGCGTCGACCACCCGCCCCATCACTGACCACGCTGGCCACGTGCGTGCGGTGCGTCGGCGAGTCCAGGTTCACCCCGTCCCAGCACTGCGGGAACGCAATGTTCGCGGTGATCACCGCTCCCATCGGACACAGCGTCGGTATGCCCCGCGTGTCGTAGTTCACCGCCCCATTCAACCCGTTGCAGTTGAATCGCCACGGCCCATTGGCCGACGTGTTCGACATCGACCCCGACAACATCCGCAACCCCACCGGCGGCACCACAAACTGCGTCCCCACCGGCAGGTCGTACCCGTGCTTGTAGTACGCCATGAACCCATCAGGCACCACCGGCGTTCCCGTGCGCGTGTCCACCATCGCCGGCGACCAGTACGCCGTGCGATTCACCGTCCCGCCTCGACACGTCGAGTCCCCCACCTCCGCGATCCGCCCCTCCTCGAACTGCGCATCCGCATCGGCCGCCGTGTTGCCCACGTACTGGTGCAGGTGAAACGCCCCCTTCGTCCCAGGCGCCACCATCACGTCGTCGAAGTTCATGTGCGATAGATCGCATGTCGTCCGAAACGCACCCCGGAACACCGGCACCGTCTGCAGCGTCGCCTTGCGGATGCGTGGGACCGACGCACCAGCTCGCGCGGGAGGGATGCGACCCAGCGCAATCTCAGGTCCGTCCATGCCCATCGTGTTGGGGCCTCCTCGGATGCCCGCGCTGGCTGGCATGGGGGCGAGCAGAGGCAGGGCCAGGGCAGCTGCCCAGTAGGGGTGAGGGCCCAGTGCGCCTGGGGGGGCCGGTTTTTGGAGGAATTCGGCGGGGGGAGGGACCACCACTTCGTCCTGGCCCCGGCCTGCCGATTCACCCGCCCCTACCCCCTCTGCGATTGCGGCGTGGAGGCCGATCACATGGCGACGAGCCACGCCAGGAGCATGGTCCACAGCACTACCCCACCAAGGATGGGGAGCCATGGCACGGCCAGCCTGGGACGTCGAGGCACACGAGGGTGCTCGGGAGGGGTCGAGTCGGGGGTGTCGCGAGGCATGGCAGCGGGATGGATTGCAGGACGCACAGGCGAATCGGGCTGCAGCCCGCGCCAATGCTGGGGGTTCGCGTTTCGTTGGAGAAGGCGAGGCAACAGATCGGTCGAGAAAGCTCATGGAAGGCCTCCAGGGCGTCGAGAGGCCAGGGCTGGTACCCAGGCCTCAACCACATCGGTTTGCGCGCTCTGGCGGGCCGCCACGGGCCCTGCTGAGGCTGCATCGTTGCGCTGTCCCTCCACGATTGCGAGGGCGTACGCGAAAGGCTTGTGCTTGGCCACGGCTGTCGCAGCAGCCATCCGCAGCTCGTCGTCGGTCACTCCGGCCTTGAGCAGGCGCAGCAGCTGTGGGTGCGAGGGGTTGACGTCGGGCATGCCTGCAGCGCGCATCGCACGGCATGCCTGACCCGCTCGGGTTGGCGCAATCGGGGGCTCTTCGGGCTGTTCAGCGTGCGTTGTAACGTCACGCGTGACGTCTACGTACGTAGTACGTATATTGGTTGTAGGTTGTGGGTTACTACGTGGATCACGCTCGGAGTCACGCGTGACATCCAGCGTGACGCCGTGTTCTTCCATGAGCTGCCGAAGTGCTGCCATGGTGGAGTTGAATGCCGGCACCACCCCCACATCGCGCAAGGCAAGGAACATCGCGACGCGTCGTTCCCGTGCACGCTGCTGACGTGCACGCCATGCATCTTTTTTTGCAACACGTTCCGGTTCACGCTCCACATAGCGGCTGACTTCCTCGTCCACGCGCCGGTTGTGCCAGCCATCCTCGTGAATCTCGAAGAAGCGATGCAGCACGGTGCTGACTGCCTCACGTTCACGCGTACCTGATGCGCGGGCGATCTTGCACACGTCCTTCAGAAGCAGCGGCAGCGGCCGTTCGTGCGAGTAGTACCAATCCACGAGGCGCCTGTACACGCCCTCCTGCACGAGAGTCAGGTCGCTGGTCTTCTTCAACCAATCGCCGATGTGGTGCCCGTACCAGTTCATGCGGGCATCTCCTCGGTGGTGTCGAGGCTGGCCCGCAGGGCAGCGCGCCACATGGTGCGTTGGGTGATGGACAGGTGTTCACCAGCGGCTTCACGGGCCTTGAGCCGATGGGCCCAGGCTCTGGGGTCACGCTGTTGCCCTCGCAGGCTTGCCATGCGGGCCAGGGCGGCGCTGACGCGCTCGGGTGAGGCCTTGGGTGCGGGGAGCACCTTGGTGGGCTCTACGGGGCCTCCGAAGCACAGGCTGCGGAACTGCAGGCAGTTGGGTGGGTGGTCTGCTGGCAGGTGCTCCAGGGCGTGCTTGATGCCTGGGCCGCCGACGTTGTGCAGCTCGCGGGCCCAGGTGCCCTTGACGTGCTCGGGCTGCAGCCCGGTGTACTGCGCCAGGAAGCGCTGCCCGTACACCAGGGTGAGCTTGGTGAAGATCGCCTCGACCCAGTCAGCCGGTAGCGGCATGGTGGGGGTGCTCCTGCGTGTAGACGTAGACCCGGGAAAGTCCTACTCGGCACCACCCGTGCGTTGGCAACACTCGTTGCGGGGGATCAGTCAACCAGAGGCGACTACCCGGTGACAAAATGCAAGCAGCCGCCATGACTCACAGCGCCACCGCATCTTCCTCAATGGGCTCCAGCCGCATGCCCTGCGCACGCAGCAGCTCGGCTCGCATTCGCACTCTGGCGGCCAGCACCCGATCAGCAATCGGTCGCGGCAGCGGCTTGTCGCTCGGCCACTTGTACACGGCCTTCACGCCACATCCCAGGTGCGCCGCTGCCGTCGCCACGGTCCCACCCAGCAGGTTGAGAGCAGTCTGTTTTTTCATGGGGCGTCGATTTCACACCCGCCCCGTATGGCGTTGCAATGCTCTCGACACACAGTCGTTCTAACCGCACTCCACGTCACTCCATGGCAGCAAACATGACCCTCCTCGAACGCATCGACATGGCCCTACAGCACGCGCGGAAAACACGCGGTGAGCTGGCCAACGGCATCGGAATCAGCGCGCAGGCGATCAGCAACTTGAAGCGCAGACCTGGGTCCGCGCTGCGTCCAGAGAACGTTGCGAAGGCTGCGGTGTTCCTGGGTTGCGACATCTACTGGCTATGCACCGGCGAGGGCGGTAAGTACAAGCCGCACGAAGCCCGCTCTCTCATCGCGCGTGAGGTGGCCAAGTGGCTGGATGAGATGAGCGAAGCGGACAGGAACAGGGCCTTCAGCCTCATCTACCAGATGCACAAGGGCAACTGGCCCGTCATGCCCGCCGAAGACGAACCCGCGCTCGGTGCTGTGCTGCAGCGGCACAAGTGACCATCAGCTCGGGCGTGCAACGCGCCCGAGCCGCCGCATAGGCACTACACACAGTCGGTGCATTCCCATGCACCGCGCGTCCCCTCCCACTCTGCACTGAAGCACCACCACGTGGTGCAACGTGCGGCCATTCGCCACAAAGCGAACGCGTGCAACGTGGTGATGGTTGCGGCGAGGTGACGACCTGATGTCAACTCGCGGTCCCATGATCGACAACCAGATGCTGTTAGGCGCGCAGCGCCAGCTGGATGTGGCGACCCATCGCAACGAGCGTGCGGCCAAGGCGTACGAGCTGCTGCGCAACGAGTTCCTCGACGCCATCGACCGTGACCCGCGCGAGCTGGTGAGCATGCCCGGGGTGGCCGGCGAGCAGATGCAGCTGGTGCAGGCGGTGCTCGATGCGCTGGTGGTCGAGGATGACCTGTACACGCTGGTCACGATCCTGAACATCGTGCGCGCGGCCGCCGATGACGAGCAGCCGCTGGCCATGAGCGTGCTGTCCACGCTCGCGCACCACTACGCGCGGCGGCTGACCGACTACATGGTCGAGCAGGGAGCATTCGATGATGAGTAGAACCCCGCACGACTGGTTCGAGCGCGTGCAGCACGGCAACGCGTTCGAGGGCATGGCGCTCACCCGCTGGCAGCGCCTGAAGCGCGCCGTGCGTGCGCTGCTGCGTCGGGTGTTCTCATGAGCCTGCCGCGCACCACGCCGTTGCCAGCCGAGCTGCCCGAGCAGCCGGTGGGCTTCACGCGTCGCATGACCATGCACCTGAACTTCGGCGAGCAAGGCGGCGCGGCCACCTTCGAGGTGTGCGACCCCGATGGCCAGCCGATGCCCTTCGGCTACCAGTACGACACGCGACACCCGCATGGGCAGACCGGCTTCACACTGCCCGGCCGCGAAGGTGTCATGCGCTGGGACGAGCTGCGCGCGTACTGGCCCGAGTACCTCGCCTCGCAGGTCCAGGCCGCGCCATGACGCCCGGCGTGCACTACGGCATCTCCAACGATGCCTACCACCAGGGCGAGGGGCTGTCGCACTCGGGCCTGAAGCGCATCCGCACGCAGACCCCGTACCACTACCACGCGCTGGCCACCGCGACCGACGCGCCGCTCAAGGCGCCCACGCCGCAGATGTTCAACGGCACGCTCACGCACTGCGCGCTTCTCGAGCCCGAGCACTTCGACCTGCGCTATGTGATCGCGCCCGATGTGAGCAAGTCCAGCCGGCTGTACAAGGAGTTCGCCCAGCAGTGCGTGAGCAGCGGCATGGAGCCCATCTCGCAGCTGCAGCGCGACGCGGCGTTTCGTCAGGCCGAGGCACTGCGCAAGCTGCCCCAGGTGGGCGAGCTGCTCGCGCACGGCCAGCCTGAGGTCTCGGCATGGTGGCGTGACGTGGCCACCGGCGTGCTGTGCAAGTGCCGCCCCGACTGGGTCTCTCCCGTGGGCCTGGGCAAGGGTGTGGTGCTGCTCGACGTGAAGACCGCCAGCGATGCATCGGCCGAGGGCTTCAGCAAGAGCGTGGCGAACTTCGGCTACCACACCCAGGCCGACTGGTACTGCACGGGCTTCGAGCTGGCCAGCGGCATGCAGGTGCACGGCATGGTGTTCGCGGTGGTCGAGAGCGAGTTCCCGCACGCCTGCTCGGCCTACATGCTCAGCGACGCGGCGCTGCTTCGTGCACGAGAAGAGAACCGCGAGGCACTGAACCTCTACGCGCGCTGCGCTGAAGCGAAGCAGTGGCCCGGCTACCCGAGCGAGATTCAGGTGATCGAGCTGCCGCGATGGGCATGACAGAGCAACCAACCAGAGGACCAGCCATGAACGCCGATGTGATCGACCCTCCCACCGCCAACGTGCCGGCGGTGCTGCGCTCGCAGAAGGTGAGCCTGCTCGCCAAGATCGCCGACCGCTATGGGGTCGAGCCGACCAAGATGATGGACACGCTGAAGGCCACCGCCTTCAAGTCCAGCACACCGGTCACCAACGAGCAGATGATGGCGCTGCTGATCGTCGCCGATCAGTACCACCTCAACCCGTTCACGAAGGAGCTGTTCGCCTTCCCCGACAAGGGCGGCATCGTGCCGGTGGTCTCGGTCGACGGGTGGGCCCGCATCATCAACGAGCACCCGATGTTCGACGGCGTGGAGTTCCTCTTCGACGCCAACGAGCAGGCCATGACCTGCGTGCTGCACCGCAAGGACCGCTCGCACGCGATCAGCGTCACCGAGTACATGGCCGAGTGCAAGCGCGACACCGCGCCCTGGCGCTCTCACCCGCGTCGCATGCTGCGCCACAAGGCGCTGATCCAGTGCGCTCGCGTGGCCTTCGGCTTCGCCGGCATCTACGACGAGGACGAGGCGCAGCGCATCGTGAACATGGGCCACGCCGAAGTGGTCGAGCCCGCGAGCGCGAGTGCAGCTCGTGTGCGTGCCGTGCTCGCCGGCCAGGAGCCGCCTGCGGCTGAGCCTGCAGCACCACCCGCGCAGCAGCCCAAGACCTACGCCCAGTTCGCCGACGAAGCGCTCAACGCTGCATCGGCCGATGCGGCCGCGCTGGTGATCGACCAAGCGCGCAGCACGCTGCCCCCCGACCAGTACGCCGAGCTGGTCGACGTCTACACCAACAAGTGGCAACCACAGGAGTGAACCCATGGCCAACCGCGTCTACGTCGTCGCCAACACCGATGGCACCCAGGAGCGCCTCGTGCGCGCGAGCTATCGCCACATGGCCGAGCGCCACGTCGCATCGAAGCTGTTCGTCTCGCGCATCGCGACCAAGGACGACCTGGAGCGCCTGATCACTGCCGGCGTGCGCGTCGAGCAAGCGGTCGAGCCGCCCCCGCACGAGCAGCACGCGGACTGACCCCCAACCGGTTTCGGGCGAGAGCCGGGCACAGACCCCTCCAACCTCCCTCTGCACCATTTACGCCGGCTCGTACCCCCTGCATCTCCTCGCGGGGGGCGCCCCTTCTCATCTTTCAGCCAGGAGCATCCCATGACCCTGCAGTTCAAGGAGCCCACCAAGGCCAAGCTCATCGACGTGAACCCGCGCAGCGAGAAGCACGGCAGTCGCGAGCTGGCGCCTGCCATCGACCTGCGCTTCCAGATGGACGTGGGCAACAGCGTGCTGGAGCAGTTCGCTCCAGGCCTGCGCGACGCGCTGTACCGCTTGAGCAATCAGCACGCGCTGCCCGGTGTCGGGGGCAGCGATGCGAGCGAGCTGCGCTTTCCTGAGCTGTCCCAGCCCCTGCACTGGGCAGGCGACAGCATCAACATTGACCTCACGGTCGACTATGGCATTGGCGGCGAGTCCGACATCCGTCTCACGGGCTGCAAGCTGCACAAGCACGTGCTGCACCTGAAGCCCAACGGCAGCTGCACCATCGCGTTCACCTGCTCCTGCTCTCACAACCTGACCGAACAGGATGTAGGCCGCCTGGGTACACGTGTACAGCACGACGTCTACATTTCGCTCGTGAGCAGCACCCCCGTCGAGGCCGAAGAACCCCTAGAAGCGACTGCATGATGTCGCCGCTGGTTGACAAACTAAGGGTGATGGCGTTGCAATCGCACGCCATACCAACCACCAGCAGAGAGGATTGCCATGTCAGGCCAGCCCGGGTACGTGCGATGGGTTCCATCCGAATGGTTGAAGGTGGCAGTAAACATGCTGCCGCACCTCGACAAGGGAGTGCCGGTCTACAACGCGCTTGTGAAGGCGCAGCGGGTTCTGTCCAAGGACAGGCACCGCACCGAGGAGGCTCTCAGGACGGTGGCCGTTCCCAGTGCCTTGCAGATACCCAAGTACGTTGCCCAGGCCCGCGCACTCAGTGAAGAGGAACGAGCCGCGCTGACCATCGTCAAGCCCCCGCGCAAGCTGCCCCCGCCTCGCGGCCCGAAGTACCCGGCCGACCTGCAGCGCAACTACACCGGCAAGTTCCGCTGGACCACCAAGGAGAAGGCGCTGATCACGCGCATGGTGCTGTGGTTCCAAGAACAGGAGGTTCCCGGCACGCTTGCTCGCTTGATCATCGAGGCGCAAGAGCTGGTACTGCCGCGCGACCGGCGCCGCTCCCTGGCAGGCATCAAGCAAGGCGATGTGCACGCGCCCAACAGCCTGAACATGAAGTTGATCGAGGAGGGCAAGGCCAACCTCTGGCTGATCAACACCATCCCGTTCGAGCCGCCTGTCGCGCAGAAGACAACCGACGAGCCCGAGACGACAACGGACGAGCGCAGCGACGGCGAGGTGCTCCAGGCCGCAGCCGAAAAGGCGCCCGACGAGGCGCCCGAGGCGCTTCCCGCACCTACCCCCTTGCCCACCCCGCAACGGGCGCTCAGCGAGGCCGCCAAGGCCTTCGCCGACACCGTCATGGTGGCGCTCGACCAGCTGCTGCACACGCACAGCGAGCTGCTGCTGTCCAAGGTCGACACGCGCATCAGCACGATGTCCCAGGACATGGGCATGCAGATCGCGGCCATGATCGAGCGCGGCATGCGCCAGACGGTGCACCAGCTGGTCGAGGCCGAGCTGGGCCCGGTCAACACGCCGCAGGCAGCACCGTCCCCTTCGTCCACGGGTGAAGCGCCGGCACCCGTCGCGTCGGTGCAGGCGCAGCACGAGCCCGAGGCTGACACCGAGCGAGCGCGCATGCTCAAGGTCGATGTCGTCGGCCTCGTGGGCGTCAGCATCACCAAGGTGCGCGAGTCGTTCAACGGCACGACGGACCTGCGCTTCATCGACCCGGACCAGCTCAATGCCTGGGCGCCTCACAAGGGGCGTCACGTGGTTTGCGCCACGAAGTGGATTCCGCACAAGGCCAAGTACAAGCTGAAGGCAGTGGGCATGCAGCCGATCAACGTCTCCGGCGGCGTGGGCACCGTCATTCACGCCATCGAGGAACTGCACCGGCAGCACGGGGTGCCGATGCACGCCTGAGCAGAGCTTTGAAGTACGCACAACAACAGCGGCTGGTGTTCATCGACTCCATGCTCGAACACTACGGCACGCTGAATCGATCCGCTCTCATGGACTACTTCGCCATCTCAACGCCGCAAGCAAGTCGCGACATCCGCGACTACCTTGCCCTCGCCCCAGGCAACGCGGTGTACGACAAGAGCGCCAAGGCCTACGTGCGCGGCGCTGAGTTCAAGCGGCTGTATCCATGATCAATGAACAACAAAGGAGCACGTGATGCTGGTGGAACTAGAAGCAATCGACCGCGTCGAGGTGGAGGCGTACCTCGTTCGCATGGTCGAAGAGGATGGCAACGGCAAGGCGCTGGTGATCGGCGAGGCCAAGCGCATCAGCGACGGCGAGTTCGCCTTCGAGCTGCGCCCGAGCAAGGGCAGCGGCACGCTGGCCATCGTGCTGCCGGCCAAGGACAAGGACGAGCTGAAGCAGGTGATCAGCACCCGCTTCGGCTCGTTCGACATACCGTCCGACCGCCTGCGCATCAGCACGCTGGAGAACTTCGCCGACGCGCAGCTGACGCTGCTGAACGCCCTGGCGACCAACACGGGCTCGATGGCGGGCTTCGCGGCCGCGCTGGCGCGGTCCCTCGCGCGCATGATCGTCGAGGACATCAAGCCCGGCACCGAGGACACGTTCAAGAGCCAGTTCATCGCCAACGTCGAGGCGCACGTCGATGCCCTGCGCCGCATGGGCCGGCTGCGCCAGGACGTCGACAAGGCGCTGGGCTCGCTGTTTCGCACCCTGACGGAAGAGGATGGCAATGACAGCCCCGCAACAACCCATTGACGCCCCCGAGGCGTGGACCACGCCCGAGCAGCGCGAGCGGATGCTCGAACAGATGCGCGCGGTGTCCAGCGGCTTCTACATGCAGGCGGTGCGCATTGGGTGTCACCCCTTCATCGAGTTCGCGGGCCTGATGAACGAGTACATCAAGTGCTGCGCCGAGGCGCACAAGCAGGGCATCGACTTCACGCGCTGCAACGCGCACACGGGGCATCATCTGCCCATGCGGCCGTTCGAGGTGAAGTACGTGAACGAGAAGTTGGAGTGCATCTTCACCGGCCGCACCGAACCGGCCATGCGGCAGGCCGCGCTAAGCGCCATTGCGCGTTTGCTGCGCGTGCACGAAGGACGCGACGACGCCACGAGCTACACGCTTGCCGAGCAGATGCTTGACGCCGCTTCACCGGCCGCAGGCGTGATGAGCCCGAACCAGGGATAGGCAGAAACCAACGAGGCGGGCCCCACGAGGCCAGCTGGACAGGCAAAGAGCAGAGGGGTCTGGACATGACCCATGAACGAGACGACCGAGACGCGCCCAGCGCGTCGTATCACGCCGCAGGACATCGTCGCGGCGCAAGACCCGGATGCACTGCTGACGGTGCAGACGGTGGCCGCCCTCACGGGCTTCACGGTGTCGACCATCCGCGAGATGACGCGGCAGAAGCGCTTCCCCCAGGCGCTGCGCATCGGCCCGCGCACGGTGCGCTGGCGGGCACGCGATGTACGCGGCTGGCTTCAGGAGGCGGGCAGCTCAACCGACGTCGTCGTGAGGGCCCGGGTCTAGCACGTCGAGGAACACGTCGGGCAAGTGCACGTTGTTCGCGGTGAGCCTGAACATGGGCGCGATCTGCTCGGGCTTGTAGCCCGCCAGCCCGCAGCCGATGGCGGTGACGCGGAACTGCAGCTCGGGGTGCGCCTCGGCGAACGCCAGGAACGTCCGAACGTGCTGTTCGATCACCGGCAGCGGCAGCGTGCGCAGCTGGTGGTCCTTCGTCGGGATCGCGTACGAGCGGCCCTGCAGCCCTTCACCCTGGCCGTAGATCGCGCCGCAGACGTTGTGCGCCCAGAGCGCGGC